CTTCATCATATTTGTTTTTAGAATAATATACTTTAAAATTATCATCTTGTAGTGCTAATGTTTCTTCAATATTTGTAGATGCAATCATGTTTTCTACTTTATAACGATTTATAGCTTGGGTAAAAGTCATGCTACCTGTTCTGGCTGTAGCCATTGCAGCTAACATCTGATCTTTAGTAAGATTAGTATATCCTTTGTCTTGTAACACTTTAAGCATATGCTTAGTTTCATCTCCAAGACCACGCAATATACTTTTAGTATGCCCCAAATCTGCACCACTTACATATGTATAATAACCATCATTTGTTATTGCAGCCATTCCGTTTGATGACACTGCTGGTGATGCCCCTCTATTTTCAGAGTTATCTGCTCCTTCTCCTATTTCATAACCTTTAAGTCGTACAGTTCTTTGTGGATCACCACCTCTAGGATCAAAACCTTTTGATAATGCTTCTATAGATTTTAACATCATATGTGCAGTATGCTCTTCTGAATGTAAATGTCCTAAATGCCCTTCATAGTATCCCTTTTTAGGATTTCTAGAAAAGTGAAAACCTCCAATAACTGCAGCAAATCCTGTGTCATTAGTTTTCATATAATCCATAGGAGACTTAAATTTACCTGCGGCTAGTTGTTTATTCATATCACCATATGCATACTCAGACGCTGCAAAGTTAGTCATGTGATTACTAATTGCCATTTCACTAGGTATGCCTAATGAAAATACACCTTGTCCTGTAGGTCCTTCTAATATAGCACCAACACCATAATCTCCACCCATCACTTTTCCAAGTGCTACTGGATAACTTAAAAGGTCTTTTACGTTTGGTTTGTCTACTTTATCTAATCCTGCAGTCATAGCATCATAGTTAACATGTTTTATTGCAGTTCCAGTAAAATCACTTTTTGTTAAAACATTAAAGTAAGGGTTTTCTTTTCCATCTGCATCCATTACTGTAGGATTATGATTTGAATCTGTTATTTTTTTAATATTAACATTTATATCAGGTTTTTGTACACTTGTTTGTATTCCTGTAGATGCACCAAGATCAGGTAACGGTTCAGATGATATGGGAGTGGTTGGATCTACTATTTCAAAAGGTTGATAAAAATCAATAAAACCTTTTCCATATTCTTCTGAAGTTATTTGTTTAGGTTCAGCCATTTTTTACTACTTCCTTATGATTATGTTTCAACTTCAGGAGTGTTTCCAGTAAAACCAGCTTCCCCTGCAGCTGGCGTAGTTCCGACTCCGATTGGGCTACCGTCATTCCCCCCACCACTAGCACCTTCAGTTCTGTTAGGTACGCTTCCAGTATTTCCCACATTTGGGGGTTGTTGACCAGTGGGGCTATTGTTTTGGCTTGTTGCTTGCTGAGCATTTGCTAATCCTTGTAACATTTGTGCATAAATCTGTGCTTCGTTTACATCGTTAACCATCTTGTCAGGATCGATGTCTTGTGCTATCGCTAACTCTTTTATAAGGTTAGGTAATTTAATAAATGGTGCTAACATTGGATTAGCTACAGTTTGCAACAACGCTGTTAAACGCTGTGACCGTATTTCTTTTTGCATTACTCCTGTAGAACCACTTGGTTTTATTTCTAAATCACCAACTATTTCAGGTGACTTTTCATTGAACTGCATATTCCATTGAAAATATGCTTCTCCGATAGGTTTTAATAAATAGTCATCTATATTTTTTATAACTGTTTTTACGGATAATGACGCACCACCTAATAACATAGACAATCCAGCAGCTGTTCTACCTGTGCCTGATACACCAGTTTGTCCGTGCATGATTGATGGTAGTCCAGTTTCTTCATCTGCAAGCTGACGACTTATTTGATACATCTGTAAATTTTCACCTGCTGTGTTTGGAAACTTTAATCCATTAATAGCTGTTCCTGTTACACCAGATTGTCTTCTAAATATTTTACCCGGAAAGATGTCCATGTTTTGTCCGGGTACTAAACTTGCTTCATCTACATCAAATACAAGATTACCTGCTAATGCTAAGTTATCAATAGCCATTCTAACATGACCATTCATTAACATCTGTGCATCTTCCATATTTTCTGCTACACCGATACCCCATAATTGATATGGATTAACTTCATAAGGAAAGGCACAGTAAGGTATTCTAGATGGTGTAAATGGATTTAGCACACTTCTAAACCTACTTCTTTAGCCATCTTAGCATCAAGGACACCCCAATATTCTAATACTTCAAATCGCTTACCTTCATAATCTGTTTGATTATCTTCATCACGAATAGTATCTTCATAATATTTATCTGTATAATTAGGTCCTTTGATTAAAGCTTCTTCTATAGCTGTTGCATTAAAGTAAGGTTTATTTACCAATGCTCGTAGTTGTTGTCTAGTCATTCTGTGACGTTCAATAACATACTCACAGTCCTGCATGTTGGTTGCTGCAGGATCTGGATGAAAATCCCATATTGATACATGTTCTAATCGTGGAACAGTTTTTTCATATGGATCATACTCTCTACCACCCTCTTCTCCTGTAGTCCATTTATGAACACGTTTATGATGGTTAAAAGGTCCTTTAATAATTCCTGTACCTAACATTGCTGATTCAAATATAGCATTTCTAAATACAGTTGTTGCATTTGTATCAAGTAGTTGATCGTGGATAACTTTTTCCATTTTTAAAGCTGATTTTTGAGCAGGACTAACCTGTGGTTCACCAGCTTTTGACGGACCTTTCTGAATAGGTAAATTAGCATATGCACCTAATTCATCAGGATTACTAGCACCTGCAGGTATTTCTCTACCATCTCCTGCATAACCATATGGGTCAGGCAGTATTTCGTCTAGAGGAGTTTGCATGTGGGCAAATTCTACAATACCTTCAGGAACAGGAGTAGATTCGACAGTTATAGGAAATTTTTTATTACTAAATAATATATCTATAAGTTGTCCATAAGCAGCTAAAACTTTAGTTTTGGTAATCTTGATAAACACTTGAGATTTCTCTGAATCTCTATACTGTGTTGTATTATCATAGATTCCCCTAAAGTTTTTAAATGCTTGCAACCACTTCTGTTCGTGAGAATACCTGCCATCTTCTGAACTTTTAAACAAGCCATAAATATGACCTGAAAGTCCCGGCATTTGCTCTTCAGGTGTAGCTATAGATACAGGTGTATCTTCAGCAGGTTCTAGAAAGTTATCATCCATAAAAGTTTAGTAGTCTCGTTGTTCAGCCATTGAAAATACTGAATTATCAACAGTGGTTTTTGTTTGCTTTTTTGGAGCATCTTGAGTTAGAACATCTGTTGATGCTCTGGTATCAAACTCTAAAGATTCTCTGTTTAATACA